TGCTCTTGCGTCCCTGTGAGCCCCTGCCGCTGCTACCGGTTCCACAGGCGCAACCGGCCCTAAAGGTGATAAAGGCGATACTGGCCCCAAGGGTGATACCGGTGCAACCGGTGCCCGTGGTGCAACAGGAGCAACCGGCGCACAAGGCCCGGCTGGTCCCGCAGGCCCCAAGGGTGAACAGGGCGACACCGGCGCTACAGGCGCTCCCGGTGGCAGAGGCCCGGAAGGCCCGCAAGGACCCATCGGCCCACAAGGCCCCGTAGGCCCCGCAGGTAAAGACGGCACCAGCCTGTATATCGAGGACAGCTATCCTACACTGGCAGCGCTGAAAAACGCGATCCCAGCCGGTAACGATAAGATGTACTATGTGCAGGAAGATGGCGAGTGCTACATTTACAGCGAGACGGCCAATGACTGGGTAAGTGTAGGTGCTTTGCAAGGCCCCATCGGCCCCCAGGGCCCGCAGGGCGTACAGGGGCCGCAAGGTGTGCAAGGCCCAACCGGTGAAACTGGTGCGACAGGCGCAACAGGCCCAAAGGGCGCACCTGGCGAAAAGGGCGCAGACGGCGCAGCTGCTACCATCACGGTCGGTACAGTTACTTCCGGCGCCGCTGCTTCCGTCACCAACAGCGGCACTACCTCCGCAGCGGTGTTCGATTTTGTACTCCCTAAAGGTGACAAAGGCGAAAAGGGCGATACCGGCGCAACAGGCCCACAGGGTGAGACGGGCGCTACTGGCCCGGCTGGTGCTACCGGCGCAACAGGCCCCCAAGGTGAGCAGGGGATCCAGGGCGTTCAAGGCCCCGTTGGCCCGCAGGGCGAACAAGGCCCCGCAGGCGTAGCCGGTGCCGATGGTAAATCCGCCTATCAGACCGCCGTAGAGGGCGGCTATTCCGGTACGGAAACGGCGTTCAATGCGGCGCTGGCGGATGTGCCCGGCCATATCGCAAGCAAGGCCAACCCCCACGAAGTAACCAAAACGCAAGTGGGCCTTAGCAATGTGGACAATGTGAAGCAGGCTCCGTATACCCATGTTTCCGATAAGGCTAACCCACATGGCGTGACCAAAGCCCAGGTCGGACTTGGAAATGTAGATAACACCAGCGATACCAATAAGCCGGTGTCTACCGCACAGCAGACGGCAATCAATGCCTGCAAGGTAAAGAAGAATACCCTCTCCCTCCCCACGGCATCCTGGACAGGCAGCGGCCCCTATACCCAAACAGTCACCATAACCGGCATCACAGTCAACAGCAAAGTAGACATCCAAATGGACGCAACAGCCCTTGGCGTACTTATCGACAGCGGCACCAGCGCTATCTGGATTGAAAACAACAATGGCACCCTTACCGCAAAAGCGCTGGGAGAGAAGCCCAATGCCAATCTTTCGGTTCAGGTGACCATCACGGAGGTAACTGCATGAGCGTAATTTACGGCAATCCAATTATTGCAGGTGGTGGTGGCCTTGAACTTGTGGCAAATGTGGAAACAGGTGCAACGGTAACTGCAAAATTAGGCTCAAAAACTGTTACAGGCGTTTCTGTTGGTGGTCAAGTACGACTTAAAATACCGCAGGAGGGCAAATGGACGGTTTCCGCAACAAGCGGCACAACGGTATCTGCCCAGCAGGAAGTCATTGTTCCTGCCACAGTTGACTTCGCATTACCTTCACCTGTGCTGAACGATACAAGCTGGGCAATAATTAAGCAGGTATCTGACGCAAACATGGGAGCAAACTTCTGGTCTGTTGGTGACTGCAAAGAAGTGACTATGAATGGCAAAGTCTCCGATGGCCTTACCCTGACCAATTATGCTGCGTGGGTATTTATCATTGGTTTTAACCACAACGCAGAGCGTGAGGGCAACGGCATAGCATTTCAAGGCTTTAAGGCAACAAAGAACGGTACACCTGTCTGCCTTGTTGATAGTGGTTATAACAGTCTTCATTCAAGTGGAACATGGTTCAATATGAACAACACAAACACTAACAGCGGCGGCTGGCAGGCAAGTCTGATGCGGAAAAATGTTATGCCGTTGATAAAGGCCGCGTTCCCATCAGACCTTCAAGCAGTCATCAAGCAAAGTACTATATTTACTGCACCAAATACTGGCGATATTGCATTAACAGAAACACAGGACGAGGTTTTTCTGCTTGCTGAATATGAAGTATTCGGGACAAGAACTAATGCTTCCTCACAGGAGCCTAACTATCTTAAACAGTACAGCTATTACTCTGCTGGGAACAGCAAGTTAAAGTATCGGCACAATGCTACGAGCACTGCTGCCTATTGGTGGGAGCGCTCTCCCTATTTCGGCTCCTCCGGCACTTTCTGTCCTGTCGGTACGGACGGCAGCGTGCACTCCTACCTTGCCGGCACTTCTTCTGGCGTGTCCCCATGTTTCAAGGTATAGCATATGGACTACATTTGTTTTAATCGTTTTAAGCAAAACGCCTTGTGTGGTGAAGTAAATATTCGATACGGCACAAAACTTGATGAAACCAACAATGTAATCAGCTATTGCGGAAATCCCATCTGCTATATCAAAAGCCAAAACGCCTATGACTATTTCGCAAGGAATGATGATGGTAAAGGCTTGGAGCGTGGGAAGCTGACAGCGGAAATAATCAAGCTGCTGAATAACCGAAAAGACGGAAAGTACCAAGACCGATGGGATAAGATTTGGGGTGATTTATCCTTGCTGAAATATAAACGCCCCGAACACGATGACTATTGGTTGTGGAACTATGATTTTTTCAATGCTTCGATTGAGGAGCTGAACAGAATTAAATCCATGATACTGGAGGTGTGACAATGTATAAAATCAAAGCAGAAGGCAAGGAATATTATTCCGACACCTTGGTATATGTGAAGAAAGCTCCAAATGGTTGCTATGTTCCTTGTTTGGCAGAGGAAGCAGAGTATGTTGTCGGAAAGGTGCCCGAGGATACTATCTTTGAAAACGCAGAGGTAGAAAATTTCGATGGTGGTTCTATGGCATCAGATATGCAGGAAGCCTTAAACATTATGGGGGTGAAATAAATGGGCTATTACACAGAAAAAGCCAAAGAAGTAAAAGCAAAGCAGGATGCAGAGTTGGAACAGCTGAAAGCAGCTCTTCAAACCCTTGGCGTAGAAACCGAAGAAAAGGAGGAAACAGCCAATGCGGAATGACATCTTAGAGCAGGCGAAGGAAATCCGGACGAGCATTGACAGCGTGACCGGCACCATGGCGGACGCTGATGCAGCAAAGAACCCCATGTTGTTCCTGCCATGGGAAACTGATACCAAGTACGCGGTGGGTGACCGCAGACGGCACGATGGCAAGGTATACAAATGCTTGCAGGCCCACACCTCGCAGGCAGACTGGGAACCCCCGGCTGTTCCTGCCCTGTGGGTAGTCGTCAATGTCAGTTCTCCCGGCACGATTGACGACCCCATCCCGGCATCGAGGGGCATGGAGTACGAATACGGCAAATACTACCTCGACCCGGAGGACAGCAAAACCTACCTCTGCAAGCGTTTGAATGAGACCGGCACGATTGTACTATATTACCTGCCGCATGAGCTTATAGGCCAGTATTTTGAGGAGGTAACCTAATGGATATTTTCCTCCCCAAAGATGTGCATGAAGAATTCGCCAGGCGCATGGAGGATGAAAACCGGCGGCAGAACCACCGGATTGACAACCTAGAAAACAGCGTGAAAGCCTTTGGCGAGATCGCCAACAGTGTAAACCGATTGGCCACCAACATGGAGACCATGACAACCGAATTAAGCCGACAGGGCGAACGCCTTGAGACGCTGGAAAGAAAGCCGGGGGACAACTGGAACGCTGTCCTCCGGTCTATTTTAACCGGTATCGGCGCAGCTATTGCTGTTGCCGTTGTCGCTGTAATCGCCAATAACCTCGTAAAGTAAAGGAGAATGGAAATGAACGAATTTGTAACTTGGACTTCCCTTGGCACTTATGCTGGCGCTGTAATGATGGTCACAATCATTACCCAGTTTTTGAAGCAGACCCCTCTCAAGAACATCAACACCCAGCTGCTTGCTTACATCATCTCTGTGGCCATCCTCATCGGAGCCGAAGCCTTTAACGGCTCTGCTCTGACGGTACAGGGCGTGGTGCTGTGCCTGCTGAACGCTGTTATTGTCGCTTTGGCTGCTAATGGTACATATGACGCAGCCACCACCGGCATGGTGAAAAAGGTCAAAGAGGAGGAATTCCCTCTTGAGGAGGTGGTGAAAGATGCCTAAAGTGTATCTTTCACCCGAACGCAGACCGGCTCCCCATGCTCCGTACTACGGCTTTCCTGGCGTGTACGAGCATGATGTGTGTGTAGAGATCGGCGCTTATTGCGCCGAGGCTCTCACTCGCTGCGGGTTTGATGTGATGGTCGCATCCCCCGACAAAACGATGCAGGAGCGAGTAGCCGAAAGCATCGCTTGGAAATCCAACCTCCATATGCCCATCCATACCAACGCAAGCACGGCCACCCTGAAAGAAGGGACTGCGCAGGGGCCGACTGTCCTGCGCTACGGCAGAGCCGGAGGCATCAGCGACCGGGCCTGTCAGATGGTCTACCGCAGACTGATGGAGATTTACCCCCGGAACACCCACCGAGGGGTCTATCAGAAGGACGAGTTTTACGAGATCGGAAGAACTCCCATGCTGTCGATCTATCCCGAAATCGCATTCCATGATAACGGGCAGGATGCTATTTGGATTGTGCAAAACAAAAAGCGCATTGCCGAGGCACTCTGCAAAGGTGTATGCGACTGGTTCGGCGTTACCTACAAAGAGGAAGAAAAACCGCAGACAGATTATGATAAGCTGGTCGCCGAGCTGGAAGACATCAAAGAAAAATACAGAACCGAACACGCCAGCGCACAGGCGCTGCGTGGGAGAATTTTAGCCGCTGTGGAGCAGTATGACACAGCGGCATATGACAAGGAGGTGTAATTTTGGCACTGAGAAAGAACACAACCCTTGTAAACGATGGCGGCAGCAACCGCACAGTAAAGCCGATAGGTTACGATGTGGCGAGGGCTGGCGCAGCAGCAGGCTCCGAAGTAAATAAGCCCGGCAGGGGTGCCGTAGATGCAGCGATAAAGGGCGGAGCTCTTGCTTTGGCAAAGGCTAACCTGGCTGGAGTTTCCCCGACAATTTCATCCACCGTGACGGACACCTCCGAGCGGGACGCATACCTTGAGAGCCTGAAAGCGCAGCTGGATGCGCAGACCGCTGCCTATGACCAGCTGCTTGCCTACAACCAGCAGATGTATGATGCCCAGCAGAAACAGGCGGCCCAGCAGCGAGAGGACAATGCACGCAGGGCGTACATTGCCAAAGAGATGGCGCTAAAGAACCTCCCCGGGCAGCTGGCCCGTGAGGGCATCAATGGCGGCCTTGCGGAAAGCTCCTATGTCCGGCTGAACAACCGCTATAACAGCAGCCTTGCCGATGCGGATAACGCCTATTCCGATGCGGTGAATCAGGCATACCTTGACATGATTCAGGCGAACCGGGAGCCGCAGAGCGGAAAGCTGAATGCGCAGGCAAGCTATTCCGCCGGGCTGGCAAAGGCCCCGAAGCCAAAGACAAAAACCACCAAAAAGGACAACCCAAATTACAATGCCGCCTTGCAGGACTCCTACAACATGTTGCGCCGGGCCGGTTATTCTGATTCAATGGCGGCAAGACTTCTCGGACTTGAATAACAGGAGGAAAAATGGATAGAAAAACGCTGGAACAAAACTATCAAAAATCTTTCGGTGCATCGCCTGCCGCGGAGCTTGAGCAGAACTACCAGCGGAGCGGCATTGCCTCTCTTGTTCAAGCTGTGAAGAAAGCTACCCAATATAATCCCTCTGCCCCCAGCACGCAGCCTACCCAGGCTGCGCCTGCTGGGGCTTCTTCTCGTAAGCAGAGCGATGCCATGAAGGAGCAGCTGGATGCGATTAAGAAACAGGGGGACGACGCGGCAATTAAGGCCGGGGCCTATATGCGAGCTGGGAATATGCCGCAGCAGGCCAAGGAGCAGCAGGAGATTGCCAACAAGGCTGCCATTGAGTACGAGAACGCCTATACCCAGTGGAAGAACCAGCGAAATGCGGAAGCGGTAGAGGGCTACAACCCAGATGAGAATAAATTCAAGGCAGGCGATGCTATCCTTTCTGGCGTGCAGAATGCATTCCAAAGCATGAGGCAGTATGCCGCTGCAGCATCTTCGTATCTTTCCGGTAATCCGGAAGCGCAGGCATGGGAAGCCAAGCGGCTGATGGAAAGCGGCGTAAGCGGTACCGAAGCCGTAAAGCGGGCCGGGCTTGCCGATAAGAGAGAAATCCCCATCACAGACTATAAGACGCAGGCAGAACTGCGCCACGAAAAGAATGTAGCCAGCGTTGGTGCTGTTGAGGGCGGAGCGCTGCAGCTGGTCAATACGATCTCGAACATGGTGCCGTCCCTTGTTGCAAACGCGATCCTCCCTGGCTCCGGTTTGCCCGTGATGGCTGCATCAGTTGCGGGCAATAAATATGCAGATGCCTATGAGAAGTCCGGGAATACGGATACAGGATTCGCACTCGGCACCGCTGCCGGTGGCGCTTCCATGCTTACCGAACAGTTTGGCGGTTTGTATGGCTCGCTGGGCAAGTCTGCCGCCGGGCAGGCCGTGGCCAAGAAACTGATGGCAGAAGCCCCCGGCCTGTATAACCTCGCCAATTCCGTGGGTGGCAAGTGGCTGCGGGACGCTCTCTCCGAAGGCATTGAGGAGGGCGCAGAGGATGTTATCAACTACGCCATTGAAAAGGCCCTCACCGGCGACAGTGACGAGATGGACAACTTCGGCTATGATATGCTCCTTGGTGCTCTCGCAGGCGGTGTATTTGGCGGCGGCAACGCTGCGATGCGTTCCGTCACCTATAGCCGTGTAGGAAAGGCACTGAATGCTTCCCCTGCTGCCGTAGCGCAGCAGGTGCAGGAGGGCATGGAGAAAGGCGCAGGCACCGCACCTGCCATTTATGCGGCGGAGGTGCAAAAGAACCCAAGCAACCAAATGGTGGGCAGACTGTATGAAGCAAACCTCACCTATGATGCCGAGAGCGGCCTTTCCAAAATCCAGAACGATATTACCCAGGTCTCCATCAATGAGATCAAGGCGATGGTCTCCAAAGCGGATGCGCTGGCGCAGGCAGCCCAAAAGCTGAATGTGGAAGCTACTCCGCAAGCCGTAGCAACAGCTATTACCGATGCCCAGCGCACACAATCCATTAAAACAGCCGAGGACAGCGTAGGGCAGGCTTTTGCGCCCACAGTTGATAATCCCGCCAACGCAGGAGAGAAAGCCTACAACAGCGCCCTTGCCGGTGTAGCAGCTAACCAAGGCGTAGCTGCTCGCATCAATAACGACCCTGCCGCAAGACAGGCATTCTCCCAGTTGACCGGCGTACAGTTCAGCGGAAACACAGCACAGGATATTGCCGCTATCGAAGTGGCTACGCAGAACATTGCGAAGTCCGGTAAACAGGCGATCTCCCAGGCGGAATATGCCCAGCGTGTCGCTGCTGCAGGAGAACAGGCTGCTGCCCAGTTCGATGTCGATATGCAGGCGCAGGCGGAGCAGATGCAGCGGGAATCCGATGAAAAATGGCTTTCCGTTGAGCAAAACACCATTACAGATGTAGACGGCAAGCGCCGTATCAAGGAGATTACCAATACCGATGTGCGCGGCAATACCGAGATCGGCTATAAGAAAGCTGAAATTCCCGGCAGTAAAAAGAAAACTGTTGCCGAGGTGAACAATGCAGCGAAATACCTTGGCAAGACTATCGTGTGGTTTGAAGGTGCGGTGCAGGTCAATGGGCAGTACCGACTGACCAATGGCTATCGCGCACCGGATGGCACCATTTATGTCAACATCAATTCCCGCGATCCGCTGATGGTTACTTTCGGCCATGAGATGTTTCACGACCTTGTAGCTGATAGCAAGTATTCCGGGATGATTGATACGCTGGTAGAGAACCCCGACTATGCCGATATGGTAAAGGGCATGATGAATGCCAAAACCGAACTGTACGAGCGCAATGGAATTGAGCTTGACCCGGATGCAGCTGCGGAGGAAGTCGCTGCCGATATCAGCGGTGATCTTTTGGGCAGCCGGGATATGCTGGAGTACATCGGTGCAAGAAATACGGAAGCCGCCACCGGCATTAAAGGTTTCTTGAACCGTATCCTCAAAAAGCTAAAAGGAAAGCCCTCTGCACAGGAAGCCTACAACAGGCTGTCCGAATCGCAGCGGGCTTTGATTGACGGTATGGAAGCAAGGAGCGATGCGGAAGAAGCGGGAAAGATATCTTACTCGGTTATGGATGCGGCTGTAAAAGGCAATAATCGCCCGTTCGCAGAACAGTTTGCAGATTACAAGGCTGGGAAGATGCGCCCGACGGATTTGTTCTACCTGAACAATACATCGGAATATTTGCAAGCTGCTGGTCTTGCGAATGAGCCAATTGTGATGGCACAGTCTGTTGTAACGAAGGCCCAGAGAAAGGCGACCGTTGATATTCACGGTCACGAGCTTTCTGACGATGTCATTCTCAAACTTCCGGAAATGATAGAAAAGCCCGTTCTTCTCTTGAAGTCTGACACGGTTCCCAACTCCTCTGTTGTGGTTACAGCTGTTTCCGATAGCAGTGGGAACCCTGTTGTTGTCGCTTTGCATTTAAGCAGAAATAACGGATTTGATGTGGTCACAAGAATTGCCAGCCTTTATGGGAAGGAGAACAGTCGCAATTTTATTGCAGACCAGTTGATTCGTGGGAATCTCATAGGGTATAGCAAAAAAGAAGCCAACCGACTGCTTCATCGAGATGGGCTCCAATTGCCCAGACGGAACACAGCGGTTGACTTCGACACCATTAGTGTAGCACAAGACACTGATGCTGTCAATAACTATTCTATGCAGAATAGCGCAGAAGATGCAAGCGGGAAATTTTCGCTTATTGGTGTTTCCAACGATGGCTTGGAAATTTACGAGACGAGCCTTGCAACACAGCAGCTTTCGGAATCTCAAAAGAAAAAGCAGTATCTCGCCCTTATCAAAAACCAGTACAGAGGGAGAACGGCCCGGCTGGAAAGAAACGGCCATGTCGTTTATGTAAGACCCGACATTCAGGAAGCTGGGAAACCGATATATGGTGACCGGAGGTCAACGGCCAATGGCGCAAAAGCGCTGCGCAACTCTCTGGCCGATGGCGATGTATTTGACCTGCTGGAGAATGCAGAATACGACCGCAGTAGCAGGGACACGAAGAACCATAAAAATGCGGATTACTTCGATTACTATGTAAAAACGGTTCAGATCGATGGAAAAGTGTATGATCTTGTTGCCGATGTAAAAAGAGCATATGGCAATTCTGATGGTCTTTACTATACGCTGTATTTGGTTGACAACGCAACCAAAAAAGCTGTTGTCTCCCAAAGGCCTCAGACCCTCGGCTCTTCCGAACCGATTACTGCCTCTGAAATGGGGAGCAACAGCTTTTCTGCTGACATGGTACCACAATCCGATACCGCTGTCAATAACTATTCTATGCAGAATAGCGCA